AGCGCCCCACCAACACTGCACAGGCCAACTGGGCTCAACAGCTGCATGCCGCAATGGGCCACCGTGCAGATCAACGGGAATGGTGATCTGAGCGTGAACAACTGACCAACGGGCCGCTCACGATCACGCTTGACAGCGGATTGATCTCAAGCCATACTCAAAGAGTCCAAGAGGAATTAACCCAATAAAAGCTCTAGTTCTTTATTTGTCAGCCGCCGCCATCGCTGTCAACGTAGTCGGCAACTAGAGGGCCAGCAGCGCCGACGGAATTAAGGCCGCTCGGATCGCCCGCATAGGAAAGCTGTGCAACGTGAATCCTAACTACCGCCGCTAGCCGGTGGCCGTTCCAGGGGCCAGACAGGGCATAATCGGCGGAGACCGAGAACGAGATCGTGAACAGCTCGACCAACGAGCCGCTCTCGATCACGATTTGTTTTGCGGCGGGCGTTGAGGGCAACAGGAAATTAAAAACGGCGGGCAGTTGCGATAATTCGACCAACGGGCCGGATCGCAGCTGCCATTTTTTTTCAGTGCAGTAAGGGGTGGGGTAGAGAGGATACCCTATACTAGCTTTGGGCGACTCGATAGCTGCGCGTAAGACCAAGAACCCGCACAAAAATGGTACAATGGCGTACTACAGGGCCAACCCTGAAGCTTACAAGAAGAAAAAAGAATATGAAGCTAAGCGTGCCAAGACGGCAAAGCAGAAGCGCAAGTTCAACGAGAGAAGACGTTTCAAGCGCAAGCATGGACTCGAGGGCAAGATGGGGAACAGGGACGTGTCGCACACACGCGATGGTAAGCTGGTACTGGAGAAGCGCAGTAGAAACAGGGCCCGCAATGGGGAGGGCGGACGTCGTATCAAGAAGTAGAAACTCATTGTACTTATAGATTCTATTCAGCCAATTCTCTATGTGTACGCACGGGCCGCAAGGACAGAGTCGCACTGCTTGCTGTGTCACCGGCACGCACCCATGCCGCGAACGAGCGTCAATACAAGAGAAGCCGAACGTAGTTACGCATTCTAGCACCTTGGCAGGAAGGGAAGGGGCAAGAACTACTCCCCCCACCCCGATTCCCCGCGCTCCCGCGTCAGACTACCCCTCCTCAGCCCGCCGCGCCCAAACTGAAATAAAAACCCCCCACCTGGTATACTGGAAAAAGAATAGTCTTTCCGGGATGCAGTGCGAGGATTGCGGCAAGGTTTTCGAGACAACGCTTCGCGTTAAGAGGTTTTGTAGTGAGGAGTGTCGCAAGAGGACTGAGAAGAGGCGTTGGAAGCGCAAGAAGCTTCATGCGGTCCGAGAGAAACGCCTTACGGAGACGGGGTTAATGCCTGGGGAGTCTCGGTGCAAGATTTGTAGTACTGTATTTGAGCGAATCAACAACAACAGCTGTTACTGTTCCCAGGAGTGCAGGGCTATTGGCTATGAGGAGACTAAGGCGCGAGGTCGAGAGAATGCCAAGAAGCGTTACCAGGAGCGACAGGAGGCGAAAAGGAGGAACTGTGTGCATTGTGGCCAGGAGTTCAAGCCTATTGGGTCCTCAAAAACTGTGTAGTGACAAATGCCCGCAGAGAAAGGCTTGCGCACAGAGCGAGACTACAGACGTACAATCTATCTGAAGAGGGCTTTTCTGAGATGGTTCTAAGGTCAGGGAACCGTTGTAAGATCTGCGGTAGCGGGGAGAGGCTTCATATTGACCACGACCATGGCAGTGGGGCCGTAAGAGGGCTTCTGTGCTCGAATTGTAATCATGGCCTTGGTAATTTCAAGAACGACCAATCTTGTTTGATGGCGGCCGTTGAATACCTGAGGAAGCATCAGCCTTGACAGAAAACGGTGGCATATGAAAAAGGCGCCAACGAGAGGGGCCCTTAAAAAATCTGAAAAAAAAATCGAAACCGGGTTTGGGTCCCTCGGCATACTACAATGATTTGAGCGGTATGCCATGACCTGGTCGATTGTCCATTCGATACCCGTGACATCGTCGGCGGATAATCATACTGCCTTAACGTACCTGATGGATACCTACCTGAATGGTAAGACGGCATGGACCGTTGAGGCTCACCCGAGTGCTCTGGCTTATCAGCGTAAGGCCAAGTGTACACTAAACAATAAGTTTGGTGGTACCTATACTATGTACTACTGGGTTAGCTGGAGCAACACGACCCCTACCCTTTGGAGCTGGTACGAGGATGCTACTTATACAACGGTACCTGGGGATCTCTGTAACGATACTACTAACAGCGTTGGCAACTCTACAGCGTTTGCCACGGCCTCTACTACGTGGTACTTCTGCCAGAGTTCTGAAAACGACCAGAGCATGCTGGTGCTTCAAGGAAACAGGCCCTACTTCTACTGGCCTGGTATTACTGAGGGGTTGTTTTTTGAGGATACCTCATGGGATGGAACCGTAGACTCGTTGAGGACCTGTATTATACCTCATGTCGGCTTTACTTATGGATCGTTGGCTAACTTAAACGCTCCTATCAATACCGGCACTAGTTCTACAGAGCAATTCATGATGCCAAGTGTAGGTTACACATATAACAGCACTACCAATGTAATCCCAAGTAACACCGGAAACTGGATTGGCACTAATTTCAACTGGTTGTATTCCCAGTCTACGACGACGATGTCGCTGGACAGTGCTTCGCAGGTAGCGTTCACAAATGGCGGCCACACGGATACGGGTATCTGGGTACCTGGATCTGGTTTCTTTGCTAGTGCTGATGCACGTCGGCCATTCCCGCAGGGCGATGGAACAACACTGTTGATCGGATCGAATTATTGGTGGTACGCCGGTACCGATCTCGGCCGGCAGGCAATACTTTTTGACTTTGGAACCAATGACCCCGGTATTGCGTGATGGCTACTCCAGTTACCGTTAGCGGAATTATTGACGTCAGCGCTCCCCTTACTACTGTTACGAGCGTACCCATCGTTAAAATGGTTGCTACCAAAATCGATGTCGGGTTTGGGACAGGAGGTGGCGGAGGTGGTTCAACTCGCCCAACAAGTGGATTCCTTTATCCTCGAGGGCTGGGTTAAGCCAAGCCCTTCATCCAGTCTCTTTCCTTGGGCGACATCAGGTAGATGGTCTTCATCATGAGGGTCTTTGCCTTGGTTTCGTCCATCTTGTGGTAGTATGAGGCCAGCAGCTGACGTACGGCGTCTTCCTGGCGGCATCTTACTGCCAATAGAAGGGCTAGGGCGTCACGCAGCATGGTTCTGGACTCATTATAGCACACAGTATACCAGCCTGGAACCCTAGTTAGACTGAATAGTGTGCCGATCATGGCAGTTCTCGATACCTCTGGCCTTTGGTCTACTGGCGATGACTACCGCCTGATCAAGGCGCTACAGGTCCCATTTGGATCGTATGCACTTTCCTGCGTTGCGGGGTGTATGAACGACCTCCAAGTGATGTCGACAGTCGCTCAACAGGATGTCCTGAACCTGCTGACGAGCTACGAAACCGCCGAAACGGCACAGGAAGCCGCAAATTTGGCCGATACTGAGGGCAAAACGCTGATAAAAGCAGATGTGCTTGCTTGGTCTCCCGATGGAGCCGACAAGCCCAGTGGCCCCCAGAAGCAAATGATGAGCGACAGAATGCACCTGCAGTCAATCTTCGCCTTCTGTAGTTGTTTGGGTGGTTTTGTCGGCAACGACACCTATACAACGCCCCTGATTCGGTCTTGATCGGTAGACTGGTTGGGATAACCGCCTTCAAACCGTGCAACACCCTGAAGTTAATGGCCCACTGGGCGAAGCGCTAGCCGAATTCAGTAATCAAGAACTTGTAGACGTCTGGTGCAACGGCTGTGGCGCCTTCCGTAAGATGAATGCCGTCTTCGCTAAGCACCTGAATGGCGAAATAGCTAGCTGCAGCCGCTGTTCTGACAAACTGAAGCGTTTCCGTGAAGACAGGCTTCGGTAGTCGGTAGAATAGGGGTAGTTAACCTGTGCTAAATGAAGAGGACAGATCACTACCTCTACGATACATGGAAAGCGATTCGACAGCGTTGTTGCAATCCAAGCTGCAAAGCGTTTAAGAATTACGGCGGCAGGGGGATCTACCTTGACCCTGCCTGGAATGATTTCTGGACGTTCGTTGCCGACATGGGCGAGCGCCCAGAAGGCTTTTCAATAGAAAGGATTGACAACGATGGCCCCTACGCTCCGTGGAACTGTAAATGGGCATCGCGCTTGGAACAGCGTAACAACACTCGACTGCGACACTTCGAGCCACGCATCTACAACCTTAGGGGACGGTGGGAACTTCGGATCAAGGACAGGTTAGTCCAGGTATTCGAGACGGAGAAGGAAGCTATTGACGGCAAGCAGCAACTTTTGGCTAACGGCACAACTACTCACTACAGGGGTTGCGTGGGATTTGACAGAGGAAGCTGGACTTTCCGCATGAATGGAGAGTATCATGGCAGCTGGAAAGACATAGAACAGGCGCTAAGGTATCAAAAGCAATTCATTGAAACGCGAGACTGGACGCCTTTTCTGTGCTCCTGCGCCAAGTGTCGCGGTTTGAAGCTTAAGGAGTGAGCGCAGCGAACGAGTGGCCGACGGAGTCGGAAGCTGGGGGGTAATATGCCCCCTTTCTGCTGGAATCCTAAGCTGATTCGAGGTGCCCATGGCAAGTCCCCTGCTTCCGTATAACAACGCACGGGTAATGGCTGCCGTAGAGGGAGCTGTGACCAATGTTAATGGACGATACGTTGCGGCCAATGGCCAAAACTATCTAGTCAAGTGCTTCATGAAAAGGGCCCAGTACACTGGTGTTTCCTCTGGATCAAAGAAAATTCCTCTCGAGAGCCAACTGGATGGGGCGATGATGCCAGGCGCATCTGGTGATTCGTTCTACTATCGTGGATATGCCCTCGAGCAGGCCGCAGTTGCCAGTGACTTCAAGATCGGGGATTCCGAAAACCTGCTGGTCTGGACGCAAATTACAAGCCAACCGTTGTTTCTAGCTCCAGGAAAGCAGGTTCAGTTTGTGTTCGGAGACGACAAGCCTCTCATTGGCCGTGTCGAGCGCTCTAGTGGCATCTTTGGCGGCCAAGGTATTGACGAGATTATCTACAGGGAAATGGGCGGTGTGCAGCTGCAAATTACGGGTGGGGAGCTGCAGTTCTAATGGCTCGAGGTGTTAGGGTTAGCAACGACCCAATTCAAGAGTTGTACAAAAGGCTAGATCAAGCAGTTAAAGAGGTTGAGGGTATCAAAAAAACATGGACCGCCAAGAGCCTACCTTTTGGAAAGATTGACATCAAAGGCCCCTCCAAGAGCGACGTAGCGGCTGCCGCAGAGATATTCGATGAGGCAACATCATACGCAGTTCAAGTCGTTTCTCAGGCCATCAGAGAAGCCCTAGACACAGCTGTTAGCTCTAGTGTGTGGGCATGGAACACGGGTGGGGCCAGGGACATCGTAGACACTGGCGAGCTAAAGGCTAGCCTGTCGGTGGCCATCAACGGCGATACTGTTGACATTTCGTACAATACTCCGTATGCTTCCTTCGTCCATAATGGTGGCTACATCCAGCCATACGGCAACCAGAGAATAGATGCTGTATACCTACCAGGGAGACCCTGGATCGACGCCACACTATATGGCAATGGCCCTGTTCCTTCGGTTAACTTGGACGAAATCATCGGTGGCGCTATCGATTCAAGGCTTAGGTAGACTAGCTGGCTTTCGAGACCAGCTATGTCCAAACTTCCCTTTGTCGTAGAGCCTCGCTTAAAGCCTATCACCGAGAGGATTGGCAGCGAGGAGTCTGGTCAGGTCGACATCGAGCGCCGTGGGTATTTGACCACTGGCGAGAAAGCCTTCATTTCAAATGCAAACAGTTCGGACAAGACGTCTGAATTGATCTTGTCAACTGTCAGGAAGGTTGCTTCTAAATACAAGATCGATGCCCAAGAGGCTTACCAGCTTGTGACCGGAACCATTACTGGCTCTGAAAGTGGAAGCTTGGTCGAGAAGATTCAGAAGGATTTCACCAGCGAGCTCGGAGAAATTGCGATGTCAGCAAGCACGTCGCTCGAGCGCATGAAGTTCACCAAAGCCTTCTGCATGGTCTTGTATCGCGTTGATGCGACCTGTACGGCAGAAGATGTCATGCAACTGCATCCAGACCTCCTGGAGGGGCTTGCAGAGCTTTATGACGAAGAGGAAGCACGCAGCACTGAGCGCTTGCTGGAGTCGGTAAAAGACGAAAAAAGCGATCTAGTGGAGGACGTTGCAAAAAAGTAGGATCGGGCGAATCTGTTTACGATTTTGAAACGTACTACTGGCAACTGAAACGCTTCTTTCCAGGGGATGCAGAATTCTCGTATAGCAACTTTAGCGAGTTGCCTTATGAGTATGTCATCGAAGCCTATCGGCGGTGCGTCAAGATGTACCAGTACGAGCTGTTCGCCCATGAACGACCAATAGCAGTTCAGACGGCTTTACACGCCAATTTGAACAGAGACGCCAAGAAGCGCAAGAAGCCGTACACCCCAGAGGATTATTACCTGTATCAGCCAAAGGACGAGCAATCACTGCCAGCAGGTCGTGCTGCAGCTGCGGCAATGGAGCTTATCAGGCTGAAACAGTTTCCCTCGTGGGCCTTGTTCTGCTACAAAGAACTGGCCTTGTCGGCATCAGACCGAGAGCCGCCCGCTCTTTTGGCCTTTACTAGCGACAATGCCATTCTTCTGGCACCAAGTAAGACTACTGGCGGCTATAGTGGCATGCTTATCGCTACTGAGAAGGCCAGCGACCAATGGATCGTGTTTGACACTCCAGATGGGACCACCAGGGAGCTATATGTCCCCGAGGTCCCAACTAAGTTTGTTGCTCAGGACAACGTTATGCTGCGTGGCCGATAGGCCATTCGCCATCAGCAAGCTGATTTGCGTATTCTTCGACTACCTTGGCGTCCTCTTCATCCCAGGGGCCAAAGTTGGTTGTACCATGGCTAAGCCATTGACGAATATGTAGTTCACCTTCAATACTATAGAAGGGCTGCATGCGGTACCAGGCGACCCATTCCTGGGATGACTTGGCCTGATTACATGACGCACATGCTGGAATCACATTGCTAGTGCGATCCTCTCCTCCCCGTGACTTAGGGCGAACGTGGTCAATGGTCAGTTCGGTGAGGCTATTGTCGTCGATAGGGGGGCGGCCACAGTAAGCGCAGCGGTTGTTCCAAGCTGTTTTGATGGAATCCCGCCACTGCTGACGGGCCTCACGCCGAGTCAGTGCAGACATGTTGAAAAGGTAGTCGGAGATCCTTTCGTATAGGGGAAAGGGAGCCCTGCATGGAGGCATCCGAGTTACCAGGTGACAACAACGGAGAAGCGAAGGCTTTTCTGAAGCGGTGCCATAAGCGTTCCTGCGTTGTTACCTACAGTTTACCGACACGGAACACTAGAGCAGCTCGCTCCAGGTCATGTCACAAGTTTTTCCGACCTCTTCTACTGTGATATACGACGCCCTGGTCGGTGATGCCGCATTCGTGGCCCTGCTCGGTACTTACAAGTTCGAGGGCAACGGCGGCGCAACGAGTCCAGCCATATCGATCGTATCGCCTGGGGAAAGTCTGCCAAATCTTCGTGGCGTAACTGGTCTAGAGTGCGTGATACACGATGCTGCCAACGTTACCAGGAAAGACTACATAACTGGATATTCGACTCCAGTTTACGTTTGGCAGCTTTTCCTGATCTGTTGGGATGGCTCGAACGGCAATGACATGACGGCTGCCTCTACGAAGATTGTTCAAAGGTTTTCTGGTGCCACCTCAACCGAGACGGTGGCCGTTTCGGATGGGTTAGGAGCATTGGTTCAAACGAGAGTTCTGATCCCTTCCGACAGGCCGATTTTAAACTAATCGGTATCCTGAGATTGAGAGGGGCTACCTCTCGACTGCAGTCCCCTTTCGCGAAAAATTACCATGGCAAATTATTCTGCTGCCTTCGGGTATAATTGCTACATCGTCCCGCTGGCTTCCGCTTCCGTTGACACCACCTTTGCTGGTGTGACTGGTGGTGTGGGTGCCGGTGCGGGTAACTTCATTGATACCACGACCATCGTCGCCGCCAACGAAAAGGTCACTTATGCTGCTGGTGTGTTTTCCCTGGGCGCCACTCCCGTGGCTCAGCCGACCGACGGCACCATGGATCCCGCTAAGCTACTTGGCCTGACCAACGCTTCCCTGGAAACCGACACCAACTCTGAGGACGTAATCACCTATGATGACACGACCAAGGGTTTCAACACCTCCATCGCTACCTCTAAGTCCTGGAGCGTGAGCCTGGCTGGCGTGGCTGACTTCAAGGATGCTGCCTATCAGATCCTTCGTATCACCGAGCAAAACACCGTGGCTGACAGCCTGCGTGTGAAGTTCGCCCGCGTGGGTCCTACAGGCACTGTTGAGACCGTCTACGGCTACGGCACCCTGACTGGCTACACCGAGTCCATCGAGGCTGGCTCGATTGTGTCCTGGGAGTGCTCCCTGACTGGCTACGGTCCCTATGTGATCGAGCTGGACGAGAACGCTGGCAACTGATCCAGCTACATAGACCAGGCCCCCGAGAGGGGGCTTTTTAATGGAAACCTAGGCAGACCTGGTTGCTTGCAATGGCCAACAATACGCTTAGGTACAACGTAACTGTTGACAATTCGCAGGCCCTACAGGAGATTGACGAGCTATTGCAATATGCTCAGGATGGTTCGCTAGCAGCCAAGAGAGCGGCAAATAAGGCACTTGGTGGTAGCATTGAGACCGTTCTAGACTTGGAAGTTCGCGTCGACGACCGTGGAATAAAAAGGTTTCAACCTGTTTACAAAGAGATCCTAACGGCATACGATAAGATACAGAAAGAGGCAGACAAGCTCAATAAGACTCAAGAAGGGTCGGTCACCAGACTGCGTCAACAGCTGAACACGGCCAAGCAGGTTAGGGATGGCATTGCTAAAATTGCAACCTCAACAGACGAAGCCGCCGGTATTGTCAGGGGTAAACTGAACCCCGCATGGGCCGCAGCGGATGCTGAGGTCAAGAGGATCAACCTCTCGTTGGCGCAAGCTGAGGGTGGGGTTCTTCGTATTGCAAAAGCAAGGTTTGGCGGTTTTGAGTCGTTCCTAAAAATCGGCAATGCTTTAACTGAGATCACCTTTATTGCCAGCTCAGTGGCTCAGGTTTTCCAGGCTATAGATGCCGCTATTCAGCCGCTGATTCAGCGAGAAAAGCAAATTCAGGCACTCAAATTATCCTTGTCGGCTTTTGTTACAGATCAAAGTAATGTCAGCGGCGTTTTGTCTTCGGCTAAGGGCATTGCTCTTGAGTACGGTGGCTCTCTGACTCAGATCGAACGCGCCTACAAGCGTCTTGCTCCTGCAATTTTGGCTTCTGGCGGAAGTCTTGAGGACGTAGAGGCTGTCATTGAATCTCTAGTAGCCAAGACTACGCAACTTGGTTTAAACACCGAGCAGTCAGGCCGTTATATCGAAGCCTTCGCTCAGGTCATGGGTAAAGGCAAGCTTCAGTCGGAAGAACTTAACCAACAGTTTTCGGAACTTGATGGCGCACTTCGCTCTCAGATTGCACTATATCTCGAGACTCGTTACGGCATTACCGACCTCAATGAGGCAATGAAAAAAGGAGAAGTGACCGCTGGCTTGTTCCGCGAGGCTTTCATTGACGCCGCCTCTAGTGCGCGAGATCAGCTTGCTGGTGCTATAGGTGAACTCAATGGTCGCATTGGTGAGCTGAACATTCAGCAGCTTGAAAACATTCGCAACACTCTTAATACAATATCTCTCGAGTCGCTGAATGAGACGTTCAGTGGATTTGGCGAATCTATGCAAGTAATTCAAAATGCGTTCGCACAGTTTTTTTCAGCCATAACCACGAATCTTCCAGGCATCAAGCAGCTTTTTACAGAGCTTTTTGATGGCCTTGGTGCCACTCTTGAGTTAGTTGTGGTAGGTTTCATAAATGGCATTACCCTCATACTGAAAGCGGTCGACCTCCTGGTTCAGGGCTTCTACCGCTTGAGAGAAATCATAGACGGCATACCTGGACTAGCCAATCTTATTATCGGTCCATTCGAGACCGTTAGACAAGTTTCTGAGGCGCTAGGGGGAACCTTTAGGCAAAACTTCAGAGAGGGCACCGATGCAATCCTGGCACTTGGCGACAGTGTCAATACTGCCAAAGGCAAGTTTACGGAGCTGCAGTCTGGCGTAGCGGAGCTTACTGCCAAATTTGAAAACGGCAAAATTACCCAACAGGAATACAAGAATTCGCTGGAAACCCTTTATCAAAAGGCCACTGAAGGCTCCAAAGCTCTCCTGCAAGCCTACGAAACCGAGCAAGCGGCAGTCAAAGAGTTGCAAACCGCGATCAACGAAAAGTTCAAGCAGGAAGAACAGCTAATCAAGGCTCAAATTGACGACAAAAAAGAAGCACTCAGTCAGGAAAAAGAGGATCTAAAGACTGTTCTGGACGCGCTTAAGGATTCATACGACCAAAGGAAGCAGCTGATTGACGACGAAAAACAGGCCATAAAGGATCGCTACGATGCTGAACTTGATTCAATCAACGCGCAAACGCCGGCACAGCAAGAACAAGTTCGCTTGCGCAAGGAAAAACTGCAGGCTACAATCAATAGCGCTAAGGCGAGTTACGAAGAAAGAGTTGCTGCGAAGGCTTCTCTAGACACAATGTTGCAACAAGAGAGGTCTGCTGAGGTTCGTGCCAGAAAGGCGGCGGAACTAAAGGAGTTAGAGAAGAGGGCAGCCGAAGAAAAGAGGCAATACGAAGAAGACAGAAAAGCTGCAGAAGAAGCTTCCCTTTCTCGCCAGAGAGGAATTGAAGAAGCCATCAAGGAGCTGACTAAAACCCTGAAAACCAACGAACAGAAACAAGCAGAGTACAACGCACAGCTCGATGAATCGGTTCGCTTGAATGATGATATCATTGACTCGATTGATGATATTCCTGGATTGATTGCACAGCAAGTCACCCAGGCCCAAAAGGCCCGTGACGCTTATTGGGAGCAAGCAAAGGCCGCAAATGCCGTTGCCGATGCCATCGAACGTGCAAATCGTGCAAGAGCCAATACTCCCGCAAGTGCGCCGCAAAGGTTTGCTGGTGGCCTTGTTACGGGTGGATCGACCTATACTGTCAACGAGCTTGGCAGAGAGGGCTTCCTGTCCGCTAGCGGCAAGCTCAGCGCGATCAATGCTCCTGCATGGGGGCAGTGGAGAGCGCCTGGTGCTGGTACCGTTATTCCAGCAGACATCTTTGCTACGATTCAGGCGACGTCTGGCGCTGGTGGAGTCTCGACTGCTGTGTCGAATACATCGATGGCTGGCAACAGTTCTCGACTAATTAGTGCCATTCAAAGCATGGCTCGGGGCGACAGTATTCAGAACAATGTCACCATCCAGGCAGCTAATACCACGCAGGCCGCTTCGGACATGCTGGTATCCTTGACTAAGATCAAGCGCCGTCGCTACAGCTGATGTTCCACTTCGGATCCCCTGACGACCAAGCGACAATGTACTGGCGCGGGGCCCTGGACAAACTGGGCCCTCAGATGCCATCCGTGCACCTGGACGAGATGGATCTTCAGGACGTCCGGCATGCACTAGCTTACGCTAGGATGGCTTACGAGGCCGCCAGAGAAGATGGGGCGCCCTCTGATACCCTGGACGTACTTCTCGAGCGTCACGACGCCGTATTCGCGTATCTGGCGAGCATTGACGACGACTTCAAAGGGCGGGTACTAGGGACCAAGCGCGGTAGGCAACCCGCGTGGCTCGGCGGATATGATCCGAACAACATTGCCAAATATCAAAACCTGGCATCGGCAAACTAATCCAGCCACGGCTCTGTGCAAATGTCCCAGATAGGAGTCTCCTTCACCCCTAACGCAGGGTCGCCTGTTTATAGCTTCACCTTTTCTCAATTCTCTGGCGCCGATCTACCCAGGACTTACCAGTCAACCGCTACGTTTAAACAGTCGGCCAACGGTACGTCTATTATTACTGGCGCTCCCTACCGCCAAAAGTATATCTGGGCAGTCTCGGCACCCATGACCACCGCCGAGGCCGCCAGCTTTGACGCCATGTTCCGGGCGTGGGACACCGACCGCTCTGCCGGACTGCCAGCTGCAGTCGGCGTGATCGACCAGACATTCGGGGCAACCGTAAACACAAGTGCAGTGATTAGCACTTCCCCGACCTACATCCGCATGAGCCCCACTCACATGATGGTCGCCTTCGGCCTGACGGAGGTTTGATCAATGGCATATCTCGTTAACCAAACTCGTCTGCACAGTCTGACGATCAACGGTGTCGATTACACTGAATCACTGATCTCCTGGACCGCGTCCGACGGCTCCAGTAACAAGGCTGGCTTAATCGCCACCAACGGCACTCTAGTCCTGGGCCAGAAACCTGGCGGATATGACGTAGAAGACTACGACCGCGACAATTTCAAGCGTGGAACCGAGGTCATTCTCCAGGTCACCTATCCAGGTGGTACTACGGCTCGCCACCCCCGTGGTCTGCTGTATGTTATGACTACTTCATACAGTCCAGAAAACAACCAGCTGACGATTGAGTTAGGCTGTCGGCTCGCCCTTGCAAAACTGACCGACGACACAGATGTGCTTGTTTCTCTGTCTCCGATCTACCTTGATCCAACTCAGCGCAGCTATTCTAACGTCTCGGCTGCGTTTGTATCCGCTGGCCAGTACCTGTATCAAAACAACCAGGGCAACCTCGTCTCTGGGACCTTCTTCGACGGCGACAGCACGGAGTCCGTGGCCGCTGGCAACTGGACATCAGTTCTTGGCGTTACCGCACTCAGCGCTCAGCCCCTAGCCGGCTCTTCTCCCGTCCCCGATGAGATCGAGCTTTCGTATCGTATTCCCAGCGATAGCGTCGCAAACGATCAGAAGGGCAAGATCGACATTGAAACGACCGAGTCGTACTACTATGTCACCTATCCCGCTGTTATGTATCAGCGGGTTGGCGGCACATTGAATGACATTGGCGGAACAGCCACCGCCACGGCGTCTACTGGGCAAGCCTCCGCCTGCGGCAATACCCCTGCCAAGCCTGCGGACAACGGGACCCCCTCCTGTAACGAAGGCTATGAGACGGTTCAGACCCCGCTAATTCTGCCTGCTAAGCGGATCGAGACCCGTCGCAGCGAGTACAACGGCCCCGGTGGCCAGCTGTCGCGAGTGTACAACGAGGTTCGCGGCCCCGCGCTGGAGGCGAACGGTCAGTACTTTTCCGACAAGTTCGCATACTGCCGCTACACTTGGGCGACTGCCTGTCAGCCCAATGGCGCCTGCCCCACCGACGGCGAAGAGGAGATCCTCCTCTCTTACCAGGAGCAACTCAACTACTACGGCTCTGCCAACGAGCTAGTGAAAACCGTTACCGACACGTACAACACTGTGCTCTCCGCAGCGCAGCCCTTCAACTGGCGTTCGGGCAATGTTAACGGCGTTCCCCAGGGATTCCAGACGCTGTCAACCACTGATATGTACCGCGTCTCTAGCGTCATTGTTGATTACTTCTACGACACCAACGCTAACAAGCAAGAGACCACCACCTACACGAGTATCACCAGCCGCCAGTCTGGCATTACTGGCGTAATTGATGCACTGTCTGGCATCAAGACGTTCCAGCGCAGGATCTCGACAACGATTAGCGCCAACCCACTGATCCCCGACATCGTCAACAACTCCACGACCAGTACTGTCGATAAGAGCACCCGTCTGCGCCTCTACACTGGCCGCTACACGACTCCCCCTACCGAGTCTGGCCCATACGTGCTTAAAGAGCAGATTCCCGTGCCGCTGTTGTTCGACAACCCTGCGGAAATCAACGCAGCCGTTGCCGCCTACTCGAATCACCTTGAGCGCTTCGTTAAGGGCGATGCGTACGGCATGCAGATCGGCGAGTCCCTCCGACAAGAAATCGCCACCAACTGGCACCCTGGCATGCCGTTCCGCTACTATGACAGCAGCAAGAACAAGCTGATGGCCATGCGCATGGACGCCACCGCCTGGGGTGTCAACGATGATGGCTCGGCCCTGGTAACAAACGGCATCTGGATTGGCTACTCTAACGGGACCGTGACCGTCGACCATAACCTTGTTGGCGATTCGCGACCCGATATGGGCGGCGGTATCGTGCCTCCTGTGGGGCCCGGCAATGCGCCATCGGTTAGTGGAGAGACGGTGGTTGACTCCGGGTCTTATGCGTTCGAGGTAGACGTTCACTTCATGCTGCAGGACCTGGCGACATGGGTTGCTCCGTCGTACCCCGCCGATGCGAGCTACGTGGTTCAGCCGCACTTGACTTTCACCGTCTGGTGCGGCGGTCTAACGGTAACTGGTGGAGACGTCCTCGACGTGGGATCTAACGGAACAATTCCTGTTGATTACCTGGGCAGTCTCGTGACGGCTAACGCGACCGTCGTAAACGCAGACCTCTTCGCCTGATAGGAAGACTACAGGCGATTCATCGGTTTAGTCATGGCGATTGCTGCGAAAATCTCACCCGCCGAGCTGACCGCTCAGGTGACCAATCGCTTTGTCGGCAAGTACTACGAGGCTCGCCTGATCTACGCTCCTGGCACGAGCTATATTCCTGGCACTACCGTAGATGCTACCTTCCTGGCCAATGAGGTGGCTCAGGGCACTGGCGGCTATGAGCGTCAGGTTATCAACTACTCGGCTCCTGACGTGTCCGCCTACAGCGATGACGGCGTTGCCTTAGCCACCAAGGTATCCGTGTTTACTCACGACGGAAGCGGCACCTCTATCCAGTTCTCGCACGCGGCGCTGGTCGAGGGCGACGGTAACGTGAAAACCTTCAACGCCAATGCGAGCAAGCCCACTGCTGCCGTAAACGGCACTTACACCGACCTTCCTGTCATTACAGGCGGCAGCGGTCGCGGCCTGCGTGTCAATCTGACGATTACCAATCTCGGAGCGGCTCTGGGTGATTACGTGGTGACCGTCCAGAACGCCGGAACCGGGTACGCCGCCTCCGATAGCATTCAGATCACTGAGGCCGTTCTCGTGGCTGCTGGGGCTGTCTCAGGGGGCGCTGGCGGACTTACTACAAGCGTGGCTACAGTTAACACCAGCTCGAACCAGTTGCTGGCCGTCGCACAGACAACCAGCACCGTGACCCTGAACGGTGGCAACGAGACCATCTTCTATTGGAACCTCAAGCAATTCGGCTTCTACTCAGTCTGATGGCACTCCTTAACGACCTACTTCAGATCAGTCAGGCAGAGCGCCTCGCAGACCTGGAGCGCCTTACAACGGACCAGACCGTTACTGGGGACTTTGAGGGCAGTGTTACTGGCAGATGGGTCAAGCTCGACGAGACTGGTGGTGGTATTGTGGAGTACAACTCCAAGCAGTATCATACAAAGCCGATCGGGTTTACGTCTGTGCCAGCTGGTACGGCCGTCGAGATGACATTTGCCAACGGCATCTATTATAGCAAGTGGTAACATGGCAATCAATCCTTCCGCTATCGCCTCACGGACCATTGCCGACCCGGTCGTTCCGGTTGTCATTGAAATGCTAAGCACTCAACCAGTCGCGGGGCAAGTGTTCACGCCGCTTCGCCCGCCCGGACAGCTGGCGGGTTTCTTCAACGGCGCTATCAACGGAGTAGAGTTATACGTTGTTAACCGTGCTGGTAACCGCTGGTTGAGGGTTGTCTGATGGCCATTGAACCAAACATTATAGCCAGTCGCTCCGTCTCTGCAGAGGGATTACATGGCGACGCTCCGCCTCGTTGCGTGTTCCTTAGTACGGACACGATTGGGGCCAGCGTGCCTGACTTTTCCAGCGGGACAACTGTTACCTACTTCAATCCTCCGGCAAACCCAGGTAACGTGCCACAGTTAGCCGGAGCCACCTCCAGCACGGATGGCTCGATTGCCACCCTCGGGGTCTGGCTGCCGACTGGTCAGGTTCCTGGAACCGGGGTCCCGCTCTTCTATTACGAGTATGTCCCTATTAAGCCGTCCTCCGGCGCCACAGATTCGCAAACCGGCAAAGCCTACGACGCTAACGCCGGATTCTATAACCCCTTGGCAACCTAGTCCAGCTGATTTGCCGACGTGAGCTGGGGTAACTGGACATTTGGAAGTGGCCAGCGCCAGCAAGCCGCTGACCTGTTTCTTAGAACTGGCAATATAAATACCATTTTCGGTGGATCACAGTGCTTCAGTAGTGGGGACTGCGGATCTGGTTATACCTGTGCCGGTGGACGTTGTGTCCCGAAGGTGAGCCAGCAGTCCAGTGACGGCTCTACCAGTGGATGCGGTGAAGGCAGTGGTGGCGGCCCCTGTAACTCGCTGACGACCACTAACCATTCGGCCACCAATCGCACCACTGGCGAGACTGCGTATGGCGACGTCATTCGCTACCACAGCGATGGCAGCATGTCAAGCTATCAGTGGGTGCCAGTATACGCGGCGGACGGCTGCACGATCGCTGGATGCTCGCTGGAGAAGTGCGGCAGCGAGGGAGCCGTGGATTGCCCTGGTACACGCTCCTGCCGATACGATGCGTATGGTACGATCAACTGCTTCTGCGGCGAGCCTCAGCAACAGGGCTGTAGCTCCTTCTGCACGTCATATTCTCAGTCGTTCGGCGGCGAGGCGGCTGGCTGCAGTGGACTGGCATGTGACGAGTGCTCGTTCTGTGAAGAGATCTTTGTCTCCGTAAGTGGCAACTGCAGGCCACTAACAAATGGCTCTGCTCCGTGTCACTGCGACTTATTTGGTGGACCGGAGTGCACGAGGTGCAACGAAAACGGAACAAGGTCTTTCGACCCGACGTCGTGCCAGAGGTGCGTTACGATTACCAATACAGAGTGTCCTGGCTGCGACGCCACCGTAGTCAACCAGACATGCTGCTACACGCTTGATCAATGGGAGAGTGGACCGAGTCCAGTTAACCGTTGTCAGGCCGAAATCGCCAATAGGTGCGATGAGATTTGCGACAAACCAGGCTCGAAACCAAGGCTGGATCCGTGCCAGGGGGACTGCGAAGATATTACGGCCCCCTGTGGCGGCACGGACAGCTATGGCAATCCAACGCCAGACTGCGGCACTTTTACCCCAACCCCTGGAAACCCGCTACCTGATCACCCTAACGCGCCAGACGGTTACAAAAATGTTGTCACGGGCTGGATCAAGGTTGGTGATCAGGCCAGCATACTTTTCAAGCGTTGCGATATGACCAACGTGCCAGAAAGCTGCAAGGAATGCGACTGCAACTGCCACAACGATTGCCCCAGCTGCCAGTTGTGCGGCGCTGATGGAACCTGTTACCCGGATCCGAATTGCAGTGGAAATTTCAAGAGTCGGTGGTATCTGGCTGGTGCACCTTTTACCTACTATGGATGCGCCTATTCCCCTGACTATGGCGGCGGCTGTGTCTACCCGAGTACTGGAGCTACAGGTACCGTTAACGTAACGTCGGACTGCGGCCCACTACCGCACTCGCTTGTTCTCACGACCGAGGCCGTCCTGAATCCATACGGTCCGTGCGTGACCGGTAGCAGTAGACGAGGTTGGCGCATCAAGGATGGCAATGGCAACTGGATTTCGGGTGAATTCCTGAGTGGCGGTGTGAGTGGTACGTGGTGCGGTGGGCCAGACCCAGGAAGGGAGCCGTCGCTCATTGAGACTATTAAGTGCTAGGCATCCTAGTCTAGTTGATTTGCGGCCGTGGCGGTTTATCCCGACAGAGTCATCCTCAAGAACTCCACGGACGCTCAGGCAGCTATTGAGTCGGCTATTGGTAGCGGTGGCACAGATGCTATTGTATATGGCGAGATCGTTATTGGCAGGGAGTCTGGAGGAGTAAAACTTTACACTCTTGACTCAACTGGCGCTGTCGTCGTTATTGGCGGCGAAGCCGCAGCGCTTGACGGTCTAACAGATGTCGACCTCTCCACCACTCCGCCAGTTAACGGTAACGTACTTCTCTATAACGGCACAGAATGGGTTCCTGGCACGGCGAGCACTGTCGGTTCTCTGGACGGTCTAACTGACGTCGACACTTCCACTGTTGCACCGACTAACGGCCAGGTGCTCGAGTGGGATGGCATCAACTGGGTACCTGGAGACCAGACTGGCGGTGGCGGTGCCGTACAGACCGCTTTCGTCACGGAGGCTCAGACAGCCTCTGGTGGTGCTGCTACTTTTGTTGGCATTGGCAAGTCTGGACAGCTCGTTCAGGTTACTTCAAGCCTGGACGCCTGGATCGTTCTCTATCCCACTGCGGCTGCCCGCACGGCCGATGCTGGTCGTGCCTTTGGTACTGATCCTTCTCCTGGATCTGGCGTCTTGGCGGAGTTCTATATCACCGCTGGCGGCACTGTATTAGCCACCCCTGGTACGGTGTACTTCAATAACGACGCCACCAAAGTTAACGCAGTCTACGCGGCCGTCAGGAACCAGGCTGGTACCAGCGTTAACTCCGAAGTCACACTCGAGTGCTATGCCGCCGACGGCGTTATCGGCTATCGCACCACGCTGACAGCTACTACCACAAGTCTGGCGAACGACGCAGCTGATAGCCTGACTTTTACAGGGACTGGCAAGTCTGGGCGATTCATTGCAATCGAGACCGACAGAGCAGCATGGGTCATTTTGTATGCGTCTACGGCAGCCCGTACGGCCGATGCTGGGCGCGGCATAGGCACTGATCCTTCTCCTGGGTCTGGAGTGCTTGCGGAGGTCTTTACAACGGGCGCTGAAACGATTAAGCTCACGCCAGTGGTCGGCTACTTCAATGACGAGACCGTTTTGGCCTCTGAACTGTATGCCAAGGTTGTGAACAAGTCTGGAGTTACCAGCACTGTTCAGGTTGGCCTGACCGTCGTGCCAGCCGAAGCCTAGAAACCCTAGTCCAGCCTCGCTGCTGATGCGGATAGGCATTCTATCCCAGTCGCTTGATTCAGATGGACATCGTAGCAGAGCTCAGTTGCAATGGGGTTCCTCCGACTGGTCCTGTTTCGGCATGGCCGCAGGAGCGCCATAATGCCATAATAAAAGAGTCTGTCAAGAATCAGCCTAAGCATGCGACCAAGGTGAGTGCCGGCATCGGCAAGATGGCTAAAGGATTGGTCAGGAATGCGGCCCAGGCCGTCAGGAATGGACGGGTGACAGAGGAGGTCTACAACGAGCGCTACGAGACCTGCAAGAACTGCCCTTTCTTTATCGAGGACAGCAAGCGCTGCTCTGAGTGCGGTTGTTTCATGGAGGCGAAGGCCTGGATCGGCGGCGACCCCGACTCTCTCTGCCCTCAGAAGAAGTGGAGTCGCTGATATGGCAATTAAGCCTGCTGATATGGAATCGTGCAGCCCGAAATGTAAGTGCCTGAATGGGCCGAATATAGGAGAGGCCTACGAGTGCGATGATCCATGCCAGGATGACCAAGAGTTTGATTTTGTAAACTGCGAATGCAATTCTGTCTATCCGACTGTCGCTGGCACATGGACTTGGACAGGAACTATTACAGATATCATTGAACCCACATGTTTAGAAGTGTCAGGCCCTGGGTATGCTATTTATCAGGAACCAGATGCAAACATCAATACTCAATGCGCCGAGGGGGCGTCGTCATGCTCTGGAAGTTTTTCAATCCATACATCAGCTCCTGCGATTGATGGTTCGGATTTGATATATTATTTACCATCGCTTTTCAACAATGGCGTCAGTGGATCTAGTACTGACTCGGATCCGCAGACCAGCCCGCTGGGAGGGTCGATGACGTCCACCCGCAACAATCCGAGTTCGTGCACTGGCGGAGGAGGCAGTGTTGGCGGCTATCAAGTGCTTGGATGGAAAGGCGGAGCGGTGGTCTTTGCGGGCACCTTGAATTCTGCCTTCTTTTCTGGGGCGGCGCCTTGTATCCAAAATACTCCATCCAACAATAACGATCTATGCGCTGGAACTGGCTTTAGCGTGTCGGGCACATGGACGTTCACTCCAGACTAATAGGCATACTACTTCGACCAATCAACGGGTGAGATACCCGCAGTTACATGTCCGAAGAGAACAAAGCTACCGAGATGGAAGCCCAGGTTTCTGCTCCCGAGGCTAAAGAAGCCGCTGCCACTGGTGGCGACGACATGATGCCCCGCTCCGAGGCTGAAAACCTTCTCAAGGCTCTCAAAGCCGAACGCGATGCTCGTAAACAGTACGAGCGAGAACTCAAGGAGAGCAAAACTCATCTCGAGAAATTCGCCGAGATCAACCCTGACGAGTATCATAAGCTGCAACAGGAAGCCGCAGAGGCTGCCCGCCTGCAGGCTCAGTGGGGCGAAGCTCGTGACGCCATCGAAAACAAGTACTCTCAGCAGGCTCAAGAAGCCATGCGCGAGGCGGATGCCGCCAAGGCTGCATTGGCCGAGTACAAGAAGCGCACTGCAATGGAGAAGGTCTTCTTCGCTGCTGGTGGCCGCTCCGATGCCGCAGACGGCGTGTCGTTCTATGACATGTTCGCTCAGCAGATGCAGTCCCGCTTCCGCCAAGAAGCTGATGGCTCTCTGACTGTCGTCGACCCTCAAGGCGATCCGCTGCTTGACAAGGAGTCCGGCAAGCGCATTACTCCCGAGGACTTTGTTTCTTCGTACAAAGTGCACCCCATATACGGTACTTTCTTCAAGGGCGCTAAAGGTGCTGGCGCTGGTATCGGCTACGGTGGCACTGACACTAACGGCATGCCGGTTCAGGATCTCTCGAGCCTGTCGCCTGACGAGCTGTTTAAGGTCGCGTTTAAGTAGTATAATGAGTCTATGACTCGACTGCCCGTAGCCACCAAGACGTCGATCGAGCTTGCCCTCGCTATGGGGGTAAGCGGTCGACAAGTGGCTCGGGCCTTTTCCGTATCCAGGACGGTTGTTCTTGGTTACTCGCCAGGATTCGCCGAGAAGCGCAAGGAATGGAAAAGCGCTGACCATGCACGCAACAAAAAGGCTCGAAACGCGGTCTCAAGGGCTTACTATGCAGCCAATGCCGAAGAGCAGAGGAGAAAGGCTAGGTCAAGATCTCTTCACTGGGCCAAGGAGAACCCGGTCAAGCACAGGCTAAAAGGATCCCGTAGAAGAGCCCTAGAGCGGGGCGCCCCGGTGCCTTGTTCTAAGATTGAAAAGCTCATGGTCAAGTATCGGTACGAGGATGCTCGTCAACTAACAAAAGAAACCGAAATCAAGCACGAGGTAGATCACATCTGGCCTCTCAGTAAGGGCGGGCCACACCTTCCGTGGAATCTTCGGGTTATTACCAAAGACGAAAACCTGTCCAAAGGCGCGAAAATATAAATAGGTATTCTAGCTATAGATCACCCAGAAGGGCTTCTCCGAGATGGAGTGGACTGGAGGGTGTCATGCTGACGCTTGCGCGATGCTTGCGTAGGCAATTCACCCAAATCTTTGTTCATCCACTTAGGAGATTTTAATCATGGCCCTGACGCTACTCCAGGCCCAGAAGCACGCCCGCACCCCCCAGGAACTGGCGGTGGTGACCGAGCTTGCTGCTGGCCAGCTCATGTCTGCTCTCCCTTTCCGCAACATTGAAGGCAACGGATTATTTTGGAAGAGGGAGGAAGCTCTGCCCGATGTCGGGTTCAGAAACTACAACGGCGCCCTGGCTGAGAGCTATGCTGAAGTCAGCTCCCAGTCCGAGAGCCTGAAACTTTTCGGCGGCGACATCAAGGTCGATCGCGCTATCGTCGACCTCGAGGGTGCTGAGGCCAAGGCTTATCAAATCCAGTCCCGTGTCCGCGCAATGCGCATGGCTTGGGAAGCTCTGTTCATCAACGGCGACTCCAACCAGTCCCCCTCTGAGTTCGACGGCCTGGCCGCTCGTATCCAGAACGGCTCCAGCCAGTATTTCGCCAACGGCGGTGGTGCTCTGGATCTGGGCAAGCTGGACGAGGCAGTTGACAACGTGGACGCCCAGGGTGGCAGCAAGTACATTGTGTGCTCCAAGTCCCTGCGTCGTCACCTGAGCAAGCACGCTCGTGCCAACGGCCAGATCGACATCACCCGCAACGAGTTCGGCTACCAACAGCTCTCCTACGCTGGCATCCCTGTGCTCGAACTGGATCGCGACCACAAGAACGTTGCTATCCTTGACGGCACCCCTTCTGCCCAGGACCTGTATGTTGTAGCCTTCGGCAACGATCTGCTGACTGGCATCCAGAACGGCGGCGTGAACGTGCGTGAACTGGGTGAGAGCCATGCTCAACCCCAACTGATCACCCGCGTCGAATGGTATTGCGGGCTCGCGCTGATCAATGGCCGTGCTGCCGCTCGCCTGGCTGGTATCGACGCCACCGCAGCCGTCTAATCAGTCTACCACTGACTCCTGAGGCCCTTCGGGGCCTTTTTTTTGTTGGCATACTAAGTTAACGGATCACCGCAGGAGGGTGAATCTATGTCTGGAACAACTTTGGCTACACGTGGGTTGAATCTTCCAGCGCATGATTATATTTCTGTTTCTCCGGCAGCGGCACCTACTGATAGCGACCAGATTATCACCTACCGCAGAGGCGGCGCAAGCGGAGACGTGGTTGCCACGCTGACCGTTACCTATGTTGGTGGCGAGGTTTCTGCGGTTGCCAGGAGCTAAAGATGGCTTACAAATTTAACCCTTTCACGGGAAATTTTGACAGCGTCGGTCAGCCGATCTCGGCGCTGAATGTCAAGGGTTCGGTCGCTGATGTTGCCTCCCTGCCCGCTGGTGCAGCGACCGGCGATGTGTATCTGGTTCAGGTCGATGCACACTTCTACGTCTGGGACGGTGTAGCCTGGGACGACCTGGGCACTCTGCAAGGCCCGGCTGGCGCAAGCGGAGCCAATGGCGCGGATGGCACCAACGGGGCTGACGGTAAGACGATTCTCAATGGCGCCGGAGCCCCAGGCTCGGGCCTGGGTAGCGATGGTGACTTTTACCTTGATACCAGCACCACTGCCATCTACGGCCCTAAAACCGCTGGTACCTGGGGGTCCTCAACTTCCCTGATCGGTCCGCAAGGTCCCGCAGGGGCAGACGGCAGTCCTGGCGCTGATGGGGCTCCAGGCGCCGATGGAGCAGACGGCGCCAGCGCCTATGAGATTGCTGTCGCAGCGGGCTTCTCAGGGACTGAGTCGCAGTGGCTCGCATCGCTCGTCGGTCCTGCGGGCGCCGATGGAGTTGATGGGGCTGACGGAGCCGGCCTCGCTCTCCAGGGCACCGTCCCCACCGTGGCCGATCTCCCGAGCACGTCGACCGTTGGTTACGGCTACATCGTCGAGCTCACCGGCGATTTACATGTCTGGAATGGGACCGGCTGGGTGAATGCCGGCCCGATCCAGGGCCCCGCTGGCCTTGCCGGCGCAGACGGAAGCCCAGGCGCTGACGGAGCCGACGGCGCGAGTGCGTATCAGGTCGCTGTAGCCAACGGCTTCACAGGAACCGAGGCCGAGTGGTTGGCCACACTCGTCGGTCCGGCCGGAGCTGACGGCACAGATGGCAGCCCCGGCGCCGACGGAGCGAGCGCATACGAAGTAGCGGTTGCAGCAGGCTTCGTTGGAACTGAAGCTGAATGGCTCGCCTCATTGATAGGCCTAGCCGGAGCTGACGGAGCGCCAGGCGCCGACGGTGCGGATGGAAGCCCCGGGGCTGATGGAGCAGACGGCGCCAGCGCTTATCAGTTGGCGGTCGCAGGCGGCTTCGTCGGCACAGAGGCGGAATGGCTGGCGTCGCTGGTTGGCCCGGCCGGCGCAGATGGAGTCGACGGTGCCCCGGGAGCGGATGGCGTAGATGGCGCCCCCGGCGTAGGCGTCCCCGCAGGCGGCACTACTGGACAGTTTCTCCGCAAGGTAAGTGGCACTGACTACGACGACGACTGGGGTGATCTTCCAACGCGAACAACCACCGCAGCGGGTACGCTTCCAGCAACCAGCTATGCGGCAATTACATATGCCGCAAGCGTTGCGCTTGATCTGGCAGCTCTTGACGGTCAGTACCGCACGATCAGCCTCACTGGCGATCTGACACTCACCACCAGCAATCTCGCCACTGGCCGAACTGTGGTGATCCAAATTATCGCCGATGCGTCACAGCGAACGCTTACGTTCCCGGCTGATTGGAAATTCCTTGGCACGAAACCAGCGAATATCGCTGCATCCAAGACCGGCGTGCTGAGTCTTACATTCTTCGGTAGTCTTGATTCTGACTGCGTTGCAGCTTGGGGGGTGCAGGGATGATGGCCAACCTTGTTCGGATTATTGATGGGGCGATGATCTGGCCCTACTCACTGGGACAACTCAGGCTGGATGAGCCGGCGCAATCGTTCTCCTGGGCGCCGAGCGATGCAGAGCTGGCGCATTACGGCGTGCATCGCGTTGAGCCCAGCGATCCACCTGTCGCGGATCCGGCGCTGGAGAAGGTAATCCAAGCCGCTCCTTCTGAAATCGACGGCAAATTGGTGCAGCAGTGGGAGTTGGTTCCACTCACCGCTGAGGAGCAAGCCGCCTATTACGCCGCTACGCACCCCCCGCGCTGGCTGAAGTTTGGCCAGATGGTGCAGGCAGAGCCCAGAATCAATGCACT